CTCTCTCAAAGAAGAGCATAAGGTTGTTGTCGATGCGAAAGACAAAGAGATAGACGACTTACACAAATTAATAAAGAACCACTCTCCAGCCACTAATGTTTGGTGGGCACTAGGAGGTACCGCCGTAGGCGTTGCAACAACCGCATTTATCGTTCATGTGGCAAAATGAAGAAGCATAAAGATCCGAACTACATCGTTAAGTTAGAACAGGCCATCGCAAAGAAGTATGGTCAAGAAACGATCCAGAATCCTAGAGGAAACTGGGACGAAGAAAAAGAAAAAGATTACGAAGACCAAATAAAGAAACTATCTGAAAAAGAACAGATGATAGAAGAACAAGATGAGATGGTTGAAGTCGATGGCGTTTTACTGTCTAAGAAACTATTTACAAGAGAATCAGCAAAAAGAACTTGTCCGGTTTGCACAGAGTATTCTTTCAAGATACGCGATGATGTATTCATGAACAAATTTGATTGTTGTTACAACTGCTACATTCAGTGGATAGAAGGGCGAGAAGATCGCTGGAAAACAGGTTGGAGACCAGAGTAAATGGCAAAAGAAAAAAAGAAAACCGGATCAGAAGAAAAGATGGACGAACACGCCAACAGGATTATTCTCGTTCTTGAAAGCATAGATTCTCATTTGGCTTCTCTAGTTTATTATCAGTCGCCGTCTCGCGGATTCGGAGCATCAGTCGAAAAGGCTGTCGCTCAACCATACATTAATGAAGGCAAAACACTTAAAGACAATATCGAAAAGCTTGTAATAGAAGAGTTAAGAAAAATTAACGAGGAGAATAAATAGATGGCTACCACTATGGAAATTGTTAGAGGCATTTCGCAAGTTATGGCGAATACCCACGACGGCGCATTGGACGACAAGGGCGAACCTATTAAGGTTGGCCTCAAGAGAGAAGAGGGGGATCCAATTATAGACTCCCGCGTTATGGATGGCTTCAAGGTATCTTTCTATGGAAACCAGTTGTGCATCCATTACCATTCAGAAATAAAACTTAAAGATGTTCACGCAAGTGGATTCGAAAGCGATCTAGAGAAAATGATTGCTGACATTGCAAAGTTCATCAAGAAAGAATACAAGAAGGTCACGGGAGACGCACTGACTCTTAAATCAGCAGGAGATGTCGAAGCAATCGTGCAAGAGACGTCTCGTGTTAGATGTTGGGTTCAAGCCAAACAATACTTTGATATTGGCGGAATTGACGCCGAAGGCGTTAAGGAGCCGAGCGAAGACAATATGGAAGCAAGCTTTAAGTCTTTCCTCGATCAAGGTGGCTGGGGCGGAAAAGCAAAGAATGACACCCGAAAGGAATAATGTCCTCTGCTCTCACTAGAAAAGAAATTGTCAAAGAGATAATTAAGTGTGGTAAAGATTCCAAATACTTTATCAACAACTACGCAAAAATCTCTCACCCAATGCACGGGCTCATCCCGTTCAAGACTTACCCATTTCAAGACGACTTGCTCGAAGACTTTGACGACTACCGTTTTAGCGTCATCCTTAAGGGCCGCCAACTTGGTATTTCTACCGTAACAGCCGCGTATATCTGTTGGCTACTACTGTTTTACAGAGACAAGAATGTTCTCGTAATCGCAACCAAGTTCCAGACCGCCGCAAATTTGGTAAAGAAAGTCAAAGCTATGATGCTGAATCTCCCACCGTGGATGAGAATAGCAAGCATCAAGATCGACAACAGAACTTCCTTCGTCCTGACCAACGGATCTGAAGTCAAGGCATCATCTACATCAGGTGACGCTGGTCGTTCTGAAGCGCTTTCCCTCCTCGTAATAGACGAAGCCGCCCACGTTGATGGCTTAGAAGAGCTATGGACAGGCTTGTATCCCACACTATCAACTGGTGGTCGCTGCATCGCACTCTCCACACCAAACGGTGTCGGCAACTGGTTCCACAAGACCTATGTTGAGGCAGAGTCCGGCACAAACGACTTCCACCCAGTCAACCTACCTTGGCACGTCCATCCCGAAAGAGATCAGGAATGGTTCCAGAAAGAGACTCGCAACATGTCTCCCCGCCAGATCGCACAGGAGCTTGAGTGTTCATTCAACTCGTCAGGCGAAACAGTAATACGCCCAGAGGATCTCGGCCGCCTAAATGATGGGATCGTTGAGCCATCTTATCGTGTTGGTTTTGATCGTAACTTGTGGCTGTGGGAGCGGTATGATGACGCCGCCACTTACCTCGTCGTCGCCGATGTTGCTCGTGGAGATGGCGCTGACTACTCTGTTTTTCACGTCATAAAACTGGAAACAATGGAGATCATCGGTGAGTACCAAGGAAAGGCAACCTTAGAGCAGTTCGCATCCATTTTGGACAGCACGGGAAGAGAGTTCGGCGGAGCGATGCTGGTTGTCGAGAACAACAGTTTGGGAATCTCTATTCTTGAAAAACTACAAGACAGGCTGTATCCAAATCTTTACTTCTCTATTAAGGGAACACACGAATACATTCCAGAAGCACAAGCAGAGAACATAGCAAACGCAGTTCCGGGCTTCACTACCTCGTCTAAAACAAGGCCGCTAATAATAGCCAAAATGGAAGAATTCATCCGGAACCAACTAGTTACTTTGTACTCATCTCGTATTATTGGGGAGTTCAAAACTTTCATCTGGAACAATAACAAAGCTCAAGCTATGAGGTCCTACAACGACGACTTAGTGATGGCTCTTGCAATTGGTTGCTGGGTAAAAGATACGGCTCTAACAGTTAACATACGAGAAATGGAATACAAGAAGGCAATGGTTAGTTCAATCACAGTTTCAAACAACAATTTTCAAACAACAATACCGGGCATGACCGGTCACAACAAAGGCCTCAGCAGAGAAGCAAAAGAAGCTAGACAACATTATAAAGATTTTGTTTGGTTAATTAAGGGATAGATAAATGGCAAAGAACACAAGAAATCCAAGAAACCAATCATCAGGCCTATTCCAAGCCCTGACCAAGATTTTTTCTGGACCTATCGTTGACCGCAGAACACAAGCAAGTCGCCACCTACGACGCTCTAAGATGGACAAATATTCCTCTCGCTTCCGCTCGGCCAGTGGACAAGAGTTTAAGAGAAGCAAATACAGCGAAATAAACACGACTCAGCTTCACATCATGAATCAGCATAACCGCACCGAGCGTTATGTGGATTTCGATCAGATGGAATATGAGCCAATCATTGCTTCGGCTCTCGACATCTACGCAGACGAGATGACCACACACTCCTCTCTGTCTCCAATGCTGAACATCTCCTGTCCCAACGAAGAAATCAAAGCAGTATTGGGATCCCTCTATCACGAAGTGATGAACGTAGAGCACAACTTATTCGGCTGGTGTCGGTCTATGTGTAAATACGGTGACTTCTTCATCTATCTAGACATTGACGAGAAGATGGGCATCACTAGCACCATCGGAGTTCCTACTCAAGAAATGGAACGATTAGAGGGCGAAGACAAGACAAACCCAAACTATATTCAATACCAATGGAACACCGCCGGAATGACCTTCGAGAATTGGCAAGTTGGCCACTTCCGCGTCCTAGGTAATGACAAATACGCACCTTACGGAACATCAGTTCTCGAAGCCGCTCGCCGTATCTGGCGCCAACTGACCCTTCTCGAAGACGCGATGATGGCTTATCGTATTGTCAGAGCGCCAGAAAGAAAAGTTTTCAAGATTGATGTTGGCCAGATCCCTCCAAACGAGGTTGAGCAATATATGCAAAAAGTCATCACTTCGATGAAGCGCAACTCTATTACTGATCAAAACTCTGGTCGTGTAGATCTTCGCTATAACCCTCTATCCGTCGAAGAAGATTATTTCATTCCTGTTCGGGGAGGTTCTGCGACGGAGATTTCTTCTATTGCCGGCGGCACACGCACCGGCGACATCGATGATGTCAAATACCTTAAAGACAAGTTGTTCGCAGCGCTTAAAGTCCCGGCATCCTACCTTACCCACTCAGAGGGCGCAGAAGAGGACAAAACCACTCTCGCCCAAAAAGACATCCGTTTCGCTCGCACTATTCAACGACTACAACGAGCAGTCGTTTCAGAACTTGAGAAGATTGGTATTGTCCATCTTTACACTCTTGGTTACGACGGAGAGGACTTACTAAACTTCAAACTAAACTTGAACAACCCATCTATCATTGCTGAACTTCAAGAACTCGAAAGATGGGATAAGAAGTTCGATGTCGCAGGGAGAGCAACAGAAGGCTTCTTCTCGCGCAGATGGGTTGCCGAAAACCTATTCAACTTATCGCACGAAGAGTTTATCCGCAATCAAAGAGAACTATACTACGACCGTAAGTTCGACGCAAATCTCGCAGCAACCGCAGAGGCAGAACAAGAAGCAGCAGCCAGTTCGTTTGGCGGAGGCGACCTTGGTGGTGATCTCGGCGGAGATGACCTCGGCGGAGACGATCTTGACTTAGGTGGAGATGACTTAGGTGGTGATGATCTCGGTGGAGATGATCTCGGTGGTGACGTCGGGGGCGACGAAGGCGGAGAAGAGGATGTCCTCTTGGCTGCGCCGGGTAAAAGAGATGACGACCCAGAAGAGGTTCGTAAAGCGAAAGATCGCATCCGAAAGCGCAATGCTTACAAGCCTGTCAAGAACGACGGTCGCGAAAAAGCAGGCCGCGGCAAAAACTACAAGAGCAAAGCAACGCCAGAAATAAGCACCAGAACAACTCTTCCGGGCCTTTCAGGCCCAGACGGACTTGGTTATTTGGCGAAAGGGCTATTCGAAGACGGGAATACTATTTATGAGAGTAGGTTTGCAAGTGAGGAGAAAAAACTTCTCAAGTCAAACAGGGAAGCCCAGGCTCTCGTTAAAGAATTGAAAAGATCGGAGTTAAAAAAGAATGAAACTGAAGCACAATAAAAAGCGTAACACAGCATTTCTTTATGAGGTCTTGACAAAAGAAGTGGCAAAGGCAGTCGTGTCTAAAAACATTCCTCGCAAGAATTCCTTGCTATCCTTAGTAAAAGAACATTTCGGCCGCAACAAGCCTCTCCGTAAAGAATTAGAACTATACAAGACGCTCGGAGAAACCTCCGGCGCGGATCTTTATTTTGCGGAAAGATTAATCCAAGAAGCAAGAAGAGAATATGAGTCTTTGAACAAAGAAGAGATCTTTGAAGCTCAGAGCGACATTATCAACATTATCAATAAGCAGTTTGGAACAAAGATTTATGACAATTTCGTCCCCAACTACCGCAACCTCGCAACGATCTCTCAGATATTCGGAACAGATGTTTCAACTAAGCACCGCGTCTTGCTTGAGAGAACTATCATACAAGGGATCATCTCGAAACCAGAAGAAGTGGTCGAAGCAAAAGCAATGCCGCACGTTGATGACTTGGTGTATAAGAAAGTTGTTGAGAGCTTTAATGAGAAGTATGACGGAAGGCTCGACGAAAACCAAAAAGCACTTATCGGAAAATATGTCACACTCTTCGGAGAGAACAACCTAGAGTTTAAAGTATATCTCAACGAAGAAATTCACCGACTTAAAGGTGAAGTGGAAGTTATGACCGAGAGCGAAGAGATAAAAGACGACAAAGAAATGATCAGAAAGGCATCGATGCTATCTGAGAAAATGGAAGAGTTCAGGAATCAACCAATAGATGATAAACTGATTCAACAAGTTCTTAAAATACAAGAATTAGCCAGAGAGATTAACAGCTAATGACAGTTAGAGTTATTATAGGAGACGAGGCGATAGAAAAAGCGCACTCGAAACCCGCAGTCGCAAAACTAGAAATGGTAATCAGACGAACCATGGATGGTGACTACATGATAATGGATCACGCAGACGTAGACATTATCGTTATGCCAAAGAAGATGAAGATCGTCGCATTCCCAAAAGACTTAATGTCTGACTTGGTATACAGCACGGAGAACCGGTTGTTTAAGTTTCTTACAAAGAAGGGGCTTATAAACATAAGTTCTGTTCAGTCTGGCGCAATTTACGGATCCCTTGAGGCAAAACTCCTCACAGGAGAAGCACACGACACAGTGAAGCTCACTTTACTAAATATCCAGAAGTGGATAGAAGAAGAACGCCCATACTTTGAGTTCATCGATAAGTTTGAAGACATGATGGTCGACCGCTTTGTTGATCCGGACGACGAACGCTCGACAGAACTTGGCGAGATTCCACATCAAGACTCGAAGGGCTCTGCGCAGACTCAAACAGGCAATGCTCACCACTGGATGTCTTACACTTACGAGTAGAGGTTAATTTGCAACTCCTGACATTTGTGCTCACCGCATACGGAATGACACAACTATTATGCTTCGGCACCATCTTTAACAAGATCCGACCCAAGCATCACTTCTTCCATTGCCCCATGTGTGTGGGCTTTTGGGTGGGAGTTTTTTTGTGTGGCATAAACGGCTGGACAGAACTATTTACTTTCGAACACACTGTCGCTAACTATTTTATTCTGGGCTGTTTAAGTTCGGGAACATCTTATGTTTTCAATATGATTTTTGGAGATCGTGGGCTCAACATTCAACTTTCAGGAGAAGAAAATGCGAAGAATTAACATTCCAGATGTTCGTCGTTGTTGTAAAGGCTCTTAGCTCGTGCGGGTTGCGCCCGCTTTTATTTTTTTAAGGAAATCAGACAAATGAA